TGGAAGAAATGAGTAATAAAAGAAAATGGCTCGAAGAGCAAGCAGCTTTAAAAAAGAAACAAGAAGAAGAGGCGGCACAAAAAAAGAAACAAGAAGAGGCGGCTAAAAAAGCAAAAGCCGAAGAAAGAAAAGCCACAAAATCAAAAAAAGCAAAAACTTCTACTTCCAAAAAATCTAAAGCATCTGCCGAGTAAGCCGTTTAAATTGTCTCCTACTAATTATTAAAGGAGGAGAACTATTAAATGGCAACACCTACCTTAACACCGGTATCTCAAACTAGTGCAGTTATACTACCCAGTGGTTCAACTGCAACTGAAGCTAGCGATGCAACATTCCCATTTGAACAATATACTGATAATCAGTATTTTTTGTCAGGTGCTGCAGATCAGGTTGCATACACTTATGCTAAATTAGGCGGCGACGTTCTTGATATTGAATTAACAAAAGAACAAGTATTTTCTGCTTATCAGGAGGCTGTTTTGGAATATTCATACATTCTGAACGTGCATCAAGTTAAAAACTCTATTGGCGATCTTTTGGGCTCAAGAACCGGCTCTTTTGATCAAGAGGGCCAACTAACTGGTGACACCTCTGAACTTCAAGATGTGGCGCTAAAGTTTCCTAAATTTAAGTTTGAATATGCTAGAAGAGTGGCGCATGGTTATGCGACAGAAGCTGGATTTGGTGGTGTTACTCCTATTTACTCTGCGTCTTTTACTACGGTCGTAGAAAAACAGGATTACGACTTACAACAAATTATATCTTCATCGTCGGATTTTACTGGAACTGTTGGGAATAAAAGAGTTAATATTACAAAAGTTTATTATAAAACCCCGCAGGCAATCTGGAGATTCTATGGGTATTATGGTGGCTTGAATACTGTTGGCGATTTGGCTAGCTACGGCCAATACTCAGATGATAGTACTTTCCAATTAGTACCAGTATGGCAAAATAAATCACAAGCCATGGCTTTTGAAGATGCCATATATACAAGAAATAGCCATTATAGTTATGAATTAAAAGATAACAAGTTAAGAATATTTCCTCAAACCGTAACAGTTAGCCCAAAAACAATGTGGGTGGAATTTTTTATTGATACGGATACGCCATGGATTGATGATACATCTACAGATAATGGCGTTAACGGTATCAATAATATGAACACAATGCCATTCGAAAACACACCTTATGAGTCTATTAATTCTATTGGTAAGCAGTGGATTCGAAGATTCGCGCTGTCATTGGCAAAAGAAATACTTGGCAATATTAGATCTAAAATTCAAACAATTCCAATTCCAGGAGCAAGCACTACTTTGAATGGAACTGCTTTGTTAAGTCAAGCTACGACAGAACAAAAAGATTTAAGAGAAGAACTTAAGAAAACTTTAGATGAATTGACCTATGCAAAAGTTGCAGAGGGTGATGGAGCCTTAACAAAGGCAATTAACGAGATACAACAAAAAATACCAATGACGGTATATGTGGGATAATACTAGATGTCTGATGAAAATGAATGGTCACAACCAGCCTCTCCCCCGCCTCCTTTATTTTTAGGAGAAAAAGAGAGAGACTACGTAAAACAAGTAAATGATGAATTAATAGAAAGAGTTGTTGGTCAGGATTTACTTTATTACCCGGTTAGCCTAGAACATACAAATTTTCATCCTATTTATGGTGAATCTATAAATAAAGTTTATTATCCTCCAATAAGAGTATATGCTTTAGTAACATGGCAGGGATATACTACAGAAGTTACCGCGATGGGTATCAACAGAAGACCGTCGATAATAATCAATTTTCACAAAAGAAGATTGACAGAGGATCAAGATTTGTTTGTAAGAGAAGGTGATTTTGTTGCATACGGTGGCACTTACTACGAAATTATCATTTTAAATGAACCAAAAGCTATATTTGGTCAAATAGAACACAGAATGGAGATAGAAGCAAGATGTATCAAAGCAAGAGAGGGGGTGTTTAATGGCTAAAGATGAATACAGCGATTTGGAATTAAAACCCTCTACTCTAGAAAATATCGATACTGCTTTGTTTAAGTTTTTAGATAAAACTTTAAATTTGCATTCTGAAACTACCAATGGGGTGATAAAAGTACCAGTTGTATTCGCATCGGCAGAAAGATCTTTTTTGTCTAAAAAATCTGCCGAGGGTAGAGATAATGATGGTACGATGAATCTTCCAATGATAAGCGTTGAAAGGACTACTGTTTCTAAAGATTTAAATAAAACAACATCATATTATGGGCCTACACCTTTTTTTATTGATTCAATACACGGAAGCTACATTCAAATAAACAGAACAATAGTTGAAGATAAAACAAACAATTTTGCGGTTGCAGATAATATAAAAAATTCAGATGGTGTTAGAAGAACACCAAACGGTCAACCTTATTATCCAAGCGATAATAAGAAAATTGTTACGGTGAGTTACTATGTGCCACGTCCAGTTTCTATTAATGTTAACTATAATATCACAATAAAGACAAATTATTTGCAGCAGATGAACAATTTAATTTCTCCATTCATAAATATTGGAGATTATGCAAAAATGGTAAAAATATCTAATGACGGACACTCTTATGAAGCGTTTTTCAATGGAACATTTAATACAACAAACACTGTATCAAATATGACCAATAATGAAAGAACTTATGAAACAGCAGTAACAGTTGGCGTGATTGGCTATTTAATTGGCGAGGGTGATAATCAAATAAGAAAAAGAGTCATAAAAAGAGAAAATGCAGTTGAAGTTAAATTACCAAGAGAAAAAGTTATTGTTGGGGATATTCAGCAACTACCCGAGTCTAGTGGCTTTTACAGAGATTAGTAAGTATTTTGAGAAAAACAAAACTAATTATATTTGATATAAATACATTATAAAGGAGAGTTTATAGATGTCTTCAAGAAAATTTAAATTCATTTCCCCGGGAATATTCATTAATGAAATTGACCGGTCCCAACTTTCTCAGCTGCCAACAGCTGTTGGTCCTGCCATTATTGGTAGATTCGAAAAAGGCCCAGTTTTGACACCGGTGCAAGTTAACTCGTTTGAGGACTTTGTTTTAACTTTTGGAAATCCAATTGCCGGTGGAGCAAACGGAGACATGTATAGGGACGGCAACTATTCCGCTCCAACTTACGGTGCATATGCAGCACAAGCTTATTTAAGAAATAACTCTCCAGTAACCGTTGTAAGACTTTTAGGTGATACAAATAAAGATGCTAACGGAACTGCAAACTCACTAGCCGGCTGGCGTACTGAAAAACTAGACATTAATGCTCCATCGAGTCTTTCGGAGCAGGGAGGTGCATATGGCCTCTTTATTGCAAAACACGACGACCTAAACACATATACTGTAGACTTTAATGACGTTATTGGAAGTGGGCAATTTTCACTTACCGGCACGTTCAGTGGTTCTACTCAGGCCGGATTCTTTAACATTACAGCATCAGCTCTTGAAGCGCACGATACCTTAAGCTCATCTTTTCAGGCCGCTTCAGGCATTGGTGGTTTTGTAACTGCTAGTTCTACGGCCGCTCAAATTGCTACAAACTTTGCAGGCGCCATTAATTTGGCAGCTGCTGAAAGTAACTATGGAGGGTTTAGTGCGACGGCAGCTTCCAGCGGCGTTGTCACAATTACTCTTTCAAGTGTATACTCAAAACTTAAATTATCAAGCTCTACCGGTGACACGTCAGTATTTGCACTAACTGGTGCAACTACAAATGATACTTTTACTGGAATTAGAACCAACGACACCTTTGGCTTTGCAACCGGTTCCGCTTTTGCCGCAACAGGCACACTGGCTGCAGTTTGGTATCTGGATGCTGGTTCTGTGGAACTTGATGGAAATGATCTAAGCACCGGCTCTGTTGCAGTAACTGGCTCTGGTATATTCTTGCGTCCTGCAGAAAATGGCATATTCAAAGCAATTGTTAAAAACGGCAGTGACACTGTTGTAGCCAGAACTGCTTTTAACTTCACTGAAACATCCGGTCGATTTATTAGAAAACGATTTAACACCAATCCTACACTTACAAATAGTGCAATCACCAACAACGCAACCAACTATTGGCTCGGTGATACATTTGAGGGTAGCGTTAAAGAAATTCTAGGTGGTCTTAATTTTGACAAAGATAAGACTATGGGAGCTATTATACCTTTAACATCTCCAGATGGTGCTACTTTTGCCGGCGGCAATTTCAAAAAGACCTTTACGACAATGAATAATGGGCAGGGCGTCGTAGGTAAAACCGGTTGGTTTATCGCACAAGATACCGACGCGGATTATGCCAACTTTAATCCAGCTAATATGGAGAGATTATTTAAATTTGTTGGTCGTTTGACTCGTGAAGATGTGCAACAGTCTGTAAAAATTTCAATTCAAGATATAAGAGTGTCCGATGATCCAAATAATGATTATGGGTCATTTACTGTTGCAATTCGCGACATTCGCGATACAGATGAAAGCCCTATTTATTTAGAACAATATAATAATTGCAATTTAAACCCTGCATCTGATAATTTTATTGCTAAAAAAATTGGCGATAAGTACGAAGAGTGGGATTATGACAACAATTTATATAAAGAATATGGTGATTACACTAATGTTTCAAAATATGTAAGAGTTGAGTTGTCAAATAAACTACTAGAAAACCAACTATCAGCAGAATTATTGCCATTCGGCTTCTTTGGACCTCCAGTGTTTAATGAATTTACAATCGATGGCGCAGGTGACGCATACCGTGGCACAAATGGTAACATTTTAGCAAATACGGACGCAGCCGGCACCATGATTTATGCCGATACGAACTACACTGGATCTTTTGAGTTAAACGATGAGGCACCAGTAT